CGACGCCGGCAGCAGGGATGTCGGCACCATCGCCGCAGGCGAGCCCCCGCCTGTGCTGGAGAGCTTGACCTGGTTGCGCAACAGGCAGTTCAGCGTCACCTGGCGGAAGCCGCCGCTTCGGGCCGCATCCAGCGAAAACCCGTTCGTGACGACACCGATGTTCTGGTAGAACGCCGCGCCGGCACGCTTTTCAACTTCAATGGTTCGCCAGGGCAGCTCTTCGCTGCCGGACGTCCACACATGTGTGTAAGGCCCTGCCCCGCTGGTAACCGGAGCACCGAACAGCATGGTCAGCCAATAGGGAAAGTGATTTGCATCGAGCGGCACAACGATGTCGCCGGAAGCCGTCAAAAGACCCGGCTGCGGCTCGGTGGCATCGCGGTTGTTGTTCCGCGCCAGGCCGATCAGCGGGTTCTGCTCGAACGGTTCGGATTCTCCGAGGTTCTCTGAATAGAAGAACGTCGAGATATAGTTTCCGATCGCAGCTGTATCGAACGCGGTCTGCGTGCCGAACAGGAGGTTCGCGGTCTTGCCGCGCGGTTTGGCTGTCGTTCCCATGGGATGCTCCTTTGGATCAGCCGCTCACTGCGGCAATGGACTTGTCTCGCTCGCTCGCCGGACGGATCTTTCCGTCAAGCGCCTTGATGGCGTCCGGCTCAAGCCAGAGAACCTTGCCGCGCACCAGGTCGCCGTGGTCCTCAAGCAGCACAAAGTGGCCCGCCTTCGGCGCGGCCGTCGTTCGTTTCGCGGTCATGTGTCACCTATGAAGTGGTCAGAAGGGTTGATCCGAGGTCAGCTCGACCTCCAGGGCGATAATCAGCCCGGCAAGGTTCGGCACCCCGTCAGTCACAAGGCCGCTGCGCTGGATGCCGGCAACGCGGCTGTTTTCACAGGCACCACCGAGTGTCAGATCAGTGTCGATCGCCGCGGCAACAGCGTTGACAATCGCCGAAAGCGCGGCCCGACGATCGGCATCCGTGTCACCGCTGACGATCACTTCCAGCTGCGGCAGCAGTGTCAGTTCATAAACCGAACCGCCGCCGATCAGCGTGTTATCGACACGAATGTCGCCGTCGATCAGGTTGGCAAAGCCCTTGGCGTCACCTTCGAGTGCTTCCAGCATCTTTTCCAGCGGCTCGTTCCGGTGAACCGACGGAATGGATGTTTGCGTCGCGGCAAGCGTCGTCAGGACGGTCTGGAGCGCTGTCAGGGCCGTATCGGAATTCATTGACCGAGCCTTTTCGATATTCCCGCAACGACCCTTTGGGCATAGAGCCGCTCAGCGATCGCTGCGACGGAATCAATGTCAAACCGTTTGGCAAGCCGGACCTGCTTGACGAGCACATACATCAAAACCGGTTGAGACTTTGAGCGCCCGCCCTTTTTCACAAACCGGGACTTGCGCTTCTTGCCACCCGACCGCCTGAAGCCCTTTTCGGCGATCGCGTAGAAAATCCGGTTTCCACTTCCCGGCTTGGGGATGACCTTCAGGCTGTCCAGGCCGAACGTGTCGAGAAAGTCTTCCATCGACATGCGCCGGCCACGGGCGCCGCGTTTGCGGGTGGCTGGTGCAAAATCGGTAGGTATGGCCAGGAAACCGCCCGGCCTGGTCGAGCGGATCGGATCGCCCGACGAAAACGCCGACACGATTTGCGGTGCCTTCGACCAGATCAGCGCCGCAGGCTCCAGGGTCAGCACGTTGCGGCCTGGATAGGTCCGGTGACGCCAGGTCTTTGCCAGCCGGTTGCCGAGACCGGCAGAGGTGACCTGCTGCCGGAACCGTTTCTTTACTGCAGCCGCAACGTCGTCAGTCGCCTCATAAATGGCTCTCGCAACTTCGTTGGTCTGCCGGTCGAGTTCCTTCTGCAGGTTTCCGACCAGGGCAAGTTTGATTTCAGGCATTTAGATCCAGATTTCAACAACCAAAGTGAACGCCACCTGACAAGAGACGAGCGCATACACACGGTTCTATTTTCGAATACTTCTGAATTTTCGTCAGTCTCTGTATTCTCGCCAAATCAACCAATATATTGGACTACTTTTCGCTGACTTCGAATAAATCGAGTCATTTTTCATGGTAGATACATAAACTATCGACACAAGAAAACTTCCCGGGCCCGGGAAAAATGTAATAAAGATAATTGCTGCAAGTGAATTAAAAACAACTTTTGCAATTTCTGGAATCTCTGGTTGACCACCAAATATCAAACCAATCACAAACATAGACCCTAAAGAAAAGGCAAACAAAACTACACAGATAATGCAAATTTTTCTTGTCACTTTTAACTTTCCTCTCGCTGGCAAATTGATATGGTTTCGTTCAAGTAATTTTTCCAAACGTTTGTTTCGACAATATTCAATTAGCTGCGTTGACATTCAAAGGCCAATCTCCTGTTTCAGCTGTTCGACACTCGCTAGATATGGGCGAGGTGTATTAAAGAGCCACTCGGCAGCGCCAGACGAGCCTGGCATTGTCCTTCAGGGTTGGCTTGGCAACGATGTTGTGGGTTTCGCCGTTTACCTCGAACGCTCCGCCTTCGGCCGGCGTCACCTCACTTGCACGAACAAGATAAATCGTTTCCCGCCCCACCGGCCGGGAGACAAAATCCCCCATACCGACACCGACATCGTCATCGCTCTCAAACAAAAGTTTGCACGGTATGGCGCCATACTGGCTGTCGACGCCAAGCCGTTCAAAGGCAGCGTCGACAGCTCTTTTTGCAACATCAGAGCGCATCTGCGTCCAATCAGTCCGAAGAAAAGACTTCGACGACGAGATTCGGCTGCTTGCAGACCGCGATGCGGTTGGACTGAGATTTCATCTCAACGCCCGCACCGTGGTCCAGAACCTTGCTCGACACATAGATCGGGTCGGAAGCATCAGGCGCAACATTGACCATGTCGATGTGATGCACCGGCCCCTGGTATGTCCGGAACAGGTTCTGCGTGCCGGCAGGATAGGCGTGACCCTTGCCTGCCTCGACAATCGGCTCGGATGTGATCGCACCCGCCGTGTTGCGAACCGGGAATGTTCCCTTGTACTCGCGGAACAGGATCTGCCCGAATTCGAAAACACGGCCCCAGTTGCCGCCGAGGCGTTCGCGCTCAAAGTCCTGAAGCCTGGATGCCTGCTGCGTCTGGATCCAGAACTTTTCCGCATTCGGATGTGAAACGAAGCGATTGAAGAACGACGGCGACACGACAGTTTCAATCTGCGTCGACGTCTCGCCCTTGAGATTGGTCTGGACGTGGTCGATCACCTCCTCGCATTTTTCGACAAGGTTGGTGCCGGCGGTGCCAAGCTTGAAGTCGATGGTCTTTTTGGTGAGGCCAAAAACGCTGAAAAGATCGTACATAGTGCGACCCTTGCCGTCCTTGATCAGGCCGCGGAGCATCCCCATGCGGATATATTCCAGCGTGATCGCGTGATGACCCCGGATCGTGTTGAGGCGGCGCGCTGACTCGGTGCTCAGGTTCCGAGCATTCATGACACCGTTGATCACTTCAACGCCGCCGACCAGGTCCTCGGCCTTGATGGTTTCAAGATGCGGGAAATGCGGGATCATGAGGATCGTACCGCCGACATCGTCCTGCTCGGACATCTGGCCCGGTGCGCCCGGCTCATCGGCCGCAAGGACGACGAGCTGGCCGTCGCGGAAGTCAATGCGCACAAAGCGTGACGCCATCAGTTCACTCGGCGCAATATTCAGCGCATTGAGCATCCCGAAGTTGTTTGGAATGCGGTTGACCTCTTCGGTCAGCTCAACATTCGAATAGGGAAAGAGAATTTCCGGCATAGCCTTTCACTCCTGGTGGGATCCGGCTCAGCCGGAATTCATGAAAAAGGCCGGCTATGCCGGCCCCGGTTTCCTTGGTCTGGTTCCTTGGCGGGTTACGTGGTGCGGACCACGATCCCCTGTTTCTCGAGATCCTGCAGGGCGACCGCCTTCTGCGCATCAGTCACCCCGTCCGGCCAGACGATGCCATTGGCAAAGCAAAGCGCATCCCGGCGAAGCACGACGAGGCCGATATCGAGATCAACACCGTCAAGCGCCTCTGCCGCGGTCGCGGCAATGCCCCAGGGAACCTCGGACCCGTCAGACGCTGTCGGGTCCCAGGCAACGGCCTTGCCGGCATTCGGATTGATGTCCGCACCGGTGACGGTGATCTCGAAGCGGTCACCGGCCGCAAAGTCATTGCCGCCGTCCGCGATCGTGAACCGCACCTGCTTGGTAAAGGCCGTGCCAACCTTGGCCGTGCCGACGGAATCTCCGTTCGGGTCTGTGACCTCGAACGTGCCGCCATTGGTAGCCGGGTCGGTGCAAACCACCTTGTAGATGCCCTCTTTCACCGCACTGGTGACGGCGGGCGTCGACATGGTCATGACGCCGTTGCCGGTGTTGCCGGCATCGGCTGCAACAGACGCAGTGGTCGCACTCGCGGTTGCCAGCATGGCAACAATCATGCCGACAGCAATGGTGCGAACAGCGCCACTGCCTGCAAGCAGAACGGCACTTTCGCGCGAAAAGTCGGGATTGGCCTCCCATTTCAGAACCGAAGTCAGACCCTTCGGCTGGGTCATTGTGTAGTGCGGCAGCATGTTGAAATCCCTTTCAATCAGCCGAGTAAAGGTGTTCCCCGGCCCGGATCAGGTCGAGGTCAGATGTCGTGAAACGCGAATGCTGGATCAGGTGGCGGGAACGAACCGGTCGACCGCCCTGGAAAGGCCGGAGCGTTGTTTTTCGGTTTTGACCGGTCCGCCGAGGTCAAGATCGGCGTCAGCGGACGCTTTGTCCTTGCGGGACGCGAAGTCCTCGTCTTCTTTCGCCTCGACCTTGGCCTTCGGCGATTTCCCGAGTGCGGCAGTTGCGGCCTCCGGGCTCTGGTCCGTGTCAAAGGCAAAGTGACGGGCGAGATCCTCCCGGCCCTTTGCCTCTTCACCGTCCAGAATGGCCTTGATGCGACCGCGTTCGGCAACCGCGCCGACCTTTTCACCTTCACGGTGTGCCGTGGCAACGGCAGAATCGAGCTGCTCCTGTGTAATGCCCGAAGCTGATGCATCGGGCTGCTGGTTGTTCCCGCTCATGGATAGTCTCCTTTGCTGCGAGATTGTGCGCCCGACGCGGGCGCGGGAAAGATCTTCAAGGACCTCGTCGAATGTGCCGATTTCATCGGCAAGACCGGCCGAGATCGCCTCGTCCGAAAACAGTGTGTTGGCTTCCAGGTCACGGATCGCCGCGTCCTCCAGTCCCCGGTGCCCGGAAACCAGGGACACAAAGCGGGACATAATCGAGTTGATCCGACCCTCGATCGAGGACAGCGCGTCACCTTCCAGTGGCCCGAACGGATGACCGTCGACCTTGCGCGCACCGGCATGGATGATGGTTGCCTTGACGCCGCGACTGTCCAGTTGCTTGCTGCGATCGAAATGTAGCCAGAGAACGCCGATCGATCCGACTTCCGAGCTTTCGGTCATGACGATCTTTGAAGCACCGCTGACAAGCCCGTATGCGGCAGAAGCGGCAAGAGAGTTTACGACGGCAATCACGGGTTTCTGCTCGGAAACAGACCGCACCAGGCGAGCGGTTTCAAACATGCCGGCAGCGGCACCGCCCGGTGAATTCACATCGAGCAGAATGGTCGAGACTTCATCGTCAGCTGCGGCCCTGGTCAGCTGCTCGGCGAAACCCTCATAAGACGTCATGCCTGAGTAAGACCCCATCCAGGCACCGCGATTGACCAACTCGCCCATGAGCTGAATACGGGCGACGCTGCCGATCCGCGCATATCCCTGCCATGCCGGCCCGTCCGCATCCGGTTCAATCACTTCCTCGCCGCGGAACCGGTTGCCCTGCGGCTCCACCGTTGCCTGGCCGAGCATGCGCGCGGCCAGATATTCGCCCATCAAGAGGCCCTGGCTTTCTGACAGCAGCAACGGCGTGTCGAACACCTGCGAAGCTGCACGGAGGTAGCTCAGTTCGTTGATTTCCGGCATGGGATCGCTTTCCTAAAATCCGCCGCGCATGGCAAAGCGGGTTCGAATGCCCTGTTTGCGGCTGCACTCGCCCTTGAGCCTGGTGATCAGTGCGCCAAGCTCCTGCAGGTTGGCAGGCTGCACCGCAACGTCGAATTCCTGGTACCTGACACGGACCTCGCTCTCGCCGGCGGCAAGCTTGTAATAGGCGGTCTGAAGCACCGGCCAGACCAGGCAGGGATCGGACGTGTCGATGCCGTCAAAGAGGCTGGTCATCAGTCACTGTCCTTTTTGTCGTCGTCTTCGTCCTGGTTCCGGTTTGCACCGTCGTCGCAGTCCTCGTGGTCTTCCTCGCTCTTGCCGGCCAGCGGCGAGCCTTTGGAAGCATGCGGATCCGAGAGCCCGAGGTCCTGGTACCGCTTGGTTTCGCGAGCGCGCTGTTCGGCAACGGTTTCCCACTCGTATCCAAGTTCACTGCACTCGATCGAAAGGTTGGTAACGCCACGCTCCAGGCGTTCACTCATGGATTTTGCCGACTTCAGATCGTCAGCCGTCGGTTTGGCCGGGCCGTTCCAGTCGGCTTGTGTTGCTGCGGCGCGAACCCGAAGGAAATTGCGATAGCCACCTGGAAACGAGATCCAGCGATTGAAAATCTGCTCTTCCAACCACGCGTCATAAACAGCTTGGTAGAACGGCGCGACCAGATCCTCACGCCGCCCCACGACCTGCGGCCACAGCGAAGCAATGCCCATGCGAACGCTCGAATAAGTCGCGCCTTCATAATCGAAGGCGAGCGCCTCATAAGACACGCCGATCGCACGGGCGATCTCGCGCAGAAGGTTCCGCATGAACGGCAGATAATTGTTGTGCGGATGGTTCGTGTTGTGGAATTGAAGCTCCTCACCGAAGAACAAGTGCGCGATTTTACCGTGCGCGCCTAGGTCGAGTTTGGAGTCCTTCGCCCACTCGCTTTTGGCATCGAAAAACGACTGCAATTCAGTAGGAGGAGAGGATTTGCCGTCGTTGTCACCTCTTTCACTAAGCCCTTCAAAAACTTCCTCCGAGAGCGCGTCTGACTTGATCGTCGCGGCGAAAACGGTCTGCAGAAGAGCAGCAACAAGTGTGGCGTCGGCAAGCTGATCGACCTGCCGGAACACTTTCAGGATGGCCGCAAACGGAGAGATTCCCCGCGTCTGATCGGCATCGCCGTCGAACGTGTGAATGATCAGCGGACGACCGTCCTTGTCGCGCGCACGCATATCGACGGTCTTGTCAAAGCCATTCTGCCGGGCCCGAACCCGATAACCAATCGCCATGCCGTCAGCATCGAGATAAACACCCTGGTGCAACCGGATCTCTTCACGGGTCTCCTGCGTGATCCGGAGTGGTGTCAGCGGTTGGATTTTCGTGCGCGTGAGAGAATTCGGCCTTTTGCGCAGTACGACCCGCGCGACGCCTTCCCCGAACGCGAAGTTGGAGTGCATTTGAGCCTTCGCCATCTTGGCAACGGTCATCTTGCCGCGAGCGTCACACTCCATCGGGTTGCGCGCGTAGGACCGAAAACGTGCGGCAACATTGCGTGCCCACTCGCCGGCTTCGTCCTGGCTGGAGAACCCACACACCTGCCAGTCCGGCTTCGGCGTCAATTTTAGACCGTTTCCGATCGTATCGCCTACGGCTTGATCAACCGCGCCTTTCATCCATCCCGAATTATGGATCGATTCAATCGCGCGCGATGCGACTGACGACCAGGCCTGGCGCACGTCCTGGGAGGCCTCACGCAGCATCGGCCGCGGCCAGCCGGCGAGAAAGCCACTGCGGTCAGGACGCAGGAACTGCGCAGACGGCTGAGCTTGCCCCGGAAGATTTTCCGAGAGCGGAATGGACGGCACTGATGTTCGCATGATTACCCGTTCAAGGACTTGGAAAGACGTGCAAATGGATTGTCTTTCAGCTTTGCCGGCTCGTCAGCCGGTTTCGGCGCGAGCGGAAGATCTTCCATGTCGAGCTGGACTTCGGTTGCCTGTGTGCAGCGGTCTGCCTCCAGGCCGTCCCAGACAGCGCCAGGCATGGACCGCAGACCGAGTTTCGTTGCCGCGGCTTCCGCCTGGTTCATGGTATCGAGCGGCTCGTTTGCCTGCAGCGGGTCTTTCGTCCAGCGCCAGACCTCAAACCCGTCCTTGTTCTTTTTCGCAACCCGGCGCTCGGCCGTCAGCCCCCGGAAATATTCGTCGTCAAGACCACACGGAAACGAAACAAAACCCGGTTCAAGCGGATCGGTCTTGCGGATGTTCTTGTAGAGCCCGAGTTTCATGATCGAGCTGTTGAAATTGTAGAACCGGCGGGAGTATTTTCGCACCTTGCCGGTTTTCTCGTTGTACTCCTGCTTCACCCGCTGCAAGCGCGGTGCGGTCTCTGACCTGGCACCGCGAACCATGATCACGCGCGCCGCCGGAAAGCGCCTCGCCCATCCCCAGACATCGGTCGTATAGGCATTGCCGTCGATTGCCGTCATGTCGGGTCTGAGCCGATGCCCGTACGCATTCGGCCATTCGTTATTGACCAGGACATCGAGCAGGCCTCGGGTCGACTTTTCGCCGATATAGCCAGGAACAACCCCGTAATCGATCACGAAACGGCGGAGGTTCCGGTCCCAGCCGACAAGTTGCCATTCCAGCCGGTCGCCCTGAACGTCGATCCCGAGCGTGATGAACACGGCACCGGCAGGAATTTGCCCCTTGGAATATTCCGATACCGCGGCCCGGTCGCGCAGGTCCTCCCAGGGCGGCGCGTCGCCGGCGGCCTCATAGGCCAACCCAACGACATCGTTCATGAACGTCTGCTCGCTGGCCGGATCGCCTTTTGCTTTCAGCCAGGAACGCGCGATCCGCTCAAAAGTCTGCAGAACCGAATAAGCCGACCAGATCCAGAAAGACCGGTGCTGGCGCTTCGCCTTCTCATTGCCCGCACGCCATTCCAGCTGCTTGAGCATCGCCGGCCGGTGATGCTCTTCGATCACCCCGCCGCATTCGGGATCCGTGCAAACGAAATGCGCGCGCTCCGGATGCTCTTCATCCAGGTTGGCCAGCATGTTGTCCCACTCAAGGACCTGCATGTGACCGCAATGCGGACAAGGGATAAACGGCTGCTCCTGGCTGCCGTCCTCATAGTTCCGGGAAATCCGACATCCGGGAAGAACCATCGGTGTCGAGATCTTCGTGATCTTGGCAAACTCATGCGCCTGGCTGCGCGAATCCGCCTGAGCTTCCGGGTCGCCGGCCGAATTTGTCTCCCATTTCGCCAGATCGTCCTGAACCTGGTTCTTCATGGTCACCATGGAGAGCGACGCAGGAGAATTCGCGCCGGAAATCTGGATGGCGCCCCGGCCGTCGCGCCGTTCCTTGTAAAGAACCGAGTCGCCGCCATCCCGGCTCTTTTGTGAAAACAACTCCCTGAGCGAAGCAGTGTTTTTCAGCATCGGCGCCAGTTTTTGCTTGGACCAGCGCTGCGCATTGCCTTCTGTCGGGTGGACGTAGAGGAAATCGCCCGGCACCATTTCAAGCGAGCCGCAGCAGAAGATGTTGGCAAGGACCGTTCCGCCAAGCTGCGCGCTTTTTTTCAGCGTCACGATCCGGCACGGATCATCCGGCGACATCGCCCGCAGGACCTCGTCGAAATAGCCGAAGAGATCCCGGTTGTACGGTCCCGGATACGGGCTTTCACGTTCGGAAAGGACGATATTGTCCTCTGCCCATTTCAGGTAATCGACCTTCGGCGGCGGCGTCCAGGCATCCGCCATGGCGTCATAGGCCAGCCGCTCCGGGTTCGCCGTTAGCGTGACATGGAAATTCATTCAGCTGCTTCCATCATCGTCTCGCCGATCTCCGTCTCGCCGATATTCGTCTCGACAGTCGCCGGCAGGGCTTCTGCCTTCGCCCTGGAAGCTTCCGCCGCCCGTCCGCGCATCTCGGTAAACTCGGAGCGCAGCTCATGGAGGACGTCGCGAACCGGCAATTCGAATTTCGAGGCGATCTTCGCGGCCATGGTCGGCAAGGAACCCTCGAATGTCTGGATCATCTGGACCGCAATCCGGGTGTTGCTGGCCCGGACCTCTTCGGTCGGCGTAAACCGGCCCTTGCGCGCCTCTTCGTCCTCGGCCGCCTTCCGGCTTCGGATCTGCTCCTGGAAAAGCCGCTCCTGCTTGAGCTTGTCCTCGATCGAGGGAACCCGCGGATCCGGCAATTCAGGCTTGGGTTCTTCGCTCCGCGGCGGCACCTGGTCGAAGGTCGGCTCGGCCGGTTGCGGCGGACCGGCAAGCTGGGTTTCCAGCCCGTTGCCGAGCATCTGGCCGATGTTCAGCGCCTTACGCAGCTGCTCCTGCGCGATCGGCCGGTTGATCCTCGAGCCGCGCCCCCATCCAACCAACGCATCGCCGTAAATCTTGCCCTCGGCGATATACTGCGACACCCGGCTGCGGCTTACTTTGATGTATTTGGCGAATTCGGCCTTGGTAACAACGGCGTTTTCGCCCGCGTGTGCTGTCACAGGTTCGCTCCGGCGTGCTGCGCGACTTTAGGTGTTTAGGGCTGAGTTTAGGAGTTTAGCCGAGTTTAGGCTTTGAATTTAGGGTCAGACTGGCGACACTAAACGCTCAGTCCCCCCGTTTTGTGTTTGACTGGATACGGTCCCTAAACCCCAACAAAACGCTCGCATTGTTGCGAGCCGAGTCTTCAGCCATGGAATCGTGTAGCGCGCGCATGCGAACGCCCGTAGCAAGACCCCATTGGCGTGACAAAGACCGAGAAATCTGCCCTATTTGAACTATGAGCAGAGTTGATGAGTCTACAGCAATTTACAAAATCCAAGAATGGTACAGTTCCCATTGCGATGGAGATTGGGAGCATCACTCCAGAATTTCGGTCAAAACACTGGATAATCCCGGATGGTCGATCACCATCGACTTAGAAGATACTGTTCAGGAAAGTCAGAAATTTGAGGAAATAAAGATCAATTACGATGACGAAACCACCTGGATGGTTATCAAAAAAGTGGACAACAAACTTTTAGGCGCGTGTGGTTCCAACGAACTCGAAAAAATGTTGTCGACCATAGCCACCTGGCTGGAACCCGCGAAGTACCGTTGAGCAAAATTATTTCTCCGAACAGAACTGCATCTGTAAAGCATGATAAAAAATAAGATCACTAAAGGCGGCGGCAAGATCATCAGGTATGCCGTACTGGCTTCGACTGCGGTGATATCAGCAACGGTATTAATTGGCCTAGCTGGAAACGTCTTTCCTCCAGGCGACTCTCTAGCGATTATTCGACCACTTGCAGTCTTGTTGTTTATCCCGCTAGCTATTGCTCTTTGGGTGCTTGGTTACCGGCGCATAGCCATAATTTCACTGATCATAACGACAATCGCGACTGCGTCTTTTGCATCCGGGTTTTTCCGTGCGGAGACTTCTTGTGGCAGTGAATGTCTCACGCTTTATCAAAAGAACCTGCTTTCAAAGGCTTGGCCACGGTACTCTCTGGCAGACGACATAGTCACGTCCTCAGCCCAGGTTGTAACTCTTCAAGAAGTGTCAGATCACAATCGCCGATTTATGGCTCGATTATTCGACCATTATCCCTTTTTCATGTCGTGTGAGTTTCGCCCCCAACATGAGGTCGCCATACTGACATCATTACCAACGGTTTCTGGATCCGAGTTCTGCCTGCCCGAAGAGGGACTTGCTGCGGTGCAAGTAATTCTCCCAAGCGGCCGCCTGGTTTGGATCGCCTCACTGCACTTGGAATGGCCATATCCTTTCCGACAGTTTCAGCAAAGCAAGCAAGTCGCCGATCGGATCAGCAAGCTGGAAGGCCCTGTCATCGTCTCTGGTGATTTTAACATGGTGCCCTGGGGCCAAAGTATCCAAAAAATCATGAGAGCCGCAGGGAACGAGTTTCTGGGAAAAACACGAAACTCGTTTAAGTTCGGGAATTGGCTGCTTCCATTGCCCATAGACAATGTTCTTGTTCCCCAAGGCACCATAGGTTCAGTCGAAACACGCCCGTTTATGGGCTCGGATCATTTGGGGCTTCTCGCTCGCATGGAACTTCGCTGAAGTAGTGGTGGCAAAGTCCGCAGCGCGGACCTTTGTGTAAAGCGCAGCATAAGTCTGAAGTGAGCCCATTTTGCGAGATGCTGCACCTTGCGCTGACGGCAGCAGTGCCCAGAAAGCGGACTATGCAAATCACTGGGGACCTTGAGGTGGGCATGATCGAGCCCTCCGCCGAATGATCCACCTGGTAAAGTCTCAACGCTCTGAAGAAGGCGCCAAAACACGGCAGTTAATATTCATGTGCCCAAACAGACCAACCAGCTGGTCTGTGGTGGTGCCGCAGCGGCTGCAGTCTTCGTGATTGCAGCTCGGGCGAAGAGCAGCAGGACGACTATTGCGGCGCACATCACCCTGATGTCAAGGCGAATGATCTCCGCAGGGACGACCATGGGCTGAACGATGGATGTGAGCGCGAGCATGAACAGGATGTTTAAGATATTGCTTCTCAGCATACCCCTTAGGCGACATCTCACACCTCGGAACCCAGATCGGCCAGATCGAAGCTAACACAGCCTACAAGAACCGTCAGATGACGGTGAAAGCGCCATGGTGATAGCCCAAATGAAAACGGCACCCCGGGGGGAGCGCCGTTTCTCGAATTCTCAAAACTGTGGGCCGATCAGACCCTCTGACGCCGACGCATCGCGGCAAGACCACCAACACCGACCAAGAGCATCCAGCCAGCGGCAGGAAGTGGCACGGGGGTTACACTGAACTCGCCAACGTCGAAGCCGTCCTTGCTGCCAGTTGGGCCAAACTGGATCGTGGTATCAACCAGCGTCAGTGCTGAGGTCTCCACCAACCCAATATTGATAAGGAACGACGTGAAGCCGGTTGACGGGGTGTTCCCTGAAGCTACGATCGACGATCCTAGTAAGCCGGTGAAGGTCGTTGAGACACCGCTCGCGAGATTGAAAATCTCGCCAAGCAGCTGGCCAGAACTGTCCGTGCCGGCATAAACCTTTGCGGCTTCGGGAAAGCCTGCACTATTGTTGAACGTTACTTCGACGGCCGATGCACCAGCCACATCCAAAGGACTCACTGACGCGGTGATCGAGCCACCGATGCCCAACGAATAGAAAGTGTTCACATCACCGTCAGACGCGTTTGCCAGTATGCTGCGAGCCGCACTAACAGGTGAGCCATCCGCCTCAGTCCCCTGCACAGCAGAGATTGTCGCGGCACTTGCCCCTGTCGCAAACAGTGTGAGGACTGCTGCCGCGGCAAATTTCGTCAATATATTGTTCATAATCATTTCGCCCCTGCTCGTTGAGAGGATTAAATTGTAGCTCAACTAGCATCATGCCAGAGATCATTAACGATACATTAACTCTGCCCTTGTTTCAACATATTTTCTGCGATTGGGGCTGTTGATTTTCACCGAGATCCGACCTGGTAAGGTCCGATTTTTACACTGAGAACTGACCCATAATTAAACCCACCCCTGCGCGAATGTCTGCAATGGTTCAGGTCGCTTGTTCACAACGCGTTACGTCATGTCGGCGTAGGCTTTGTAGATGCCACTGGCCTTGTCCCGGAACAGATAGATCGCAGGTTGGGCACCGATCACAACGTTCGAAAGTTCAAAGTCCGGCGGGAAATTCCATTCGGACAACGCGTCACGGCAGGCTTCGATTTTTGCCAGATCATTCTCGTTCAGCAGTTCTTTCCCAACAACCTCTCCAACAAAGGTCAATGCATCGCTTGCTGAAAAGAGCCACTTGTTTCCCTGCCAAGTTTCAAACCCCGGTGTTCTTCGATCAATTGTCTCAACGACATCCTTCGGAACTTCATTTGAGGCGAGGTAGACGTCGTTGAAACCCGCCGACCACTTCGCCGCTGCCTTGCCATCAGCGATACACCAAGGACAAACCTCTTCAATATCTTCGGTCGCGTATATCGGACCGACATACATGAATGACCGCTGCCGGTTGCAGCAAAGGCAAGAACTTTGCTTTTCGACGATACAACCGTTTCGCAAAGGGTCAGGAAAGTACTCAAATTTTGGTAGAATGTCGGCCATTAAAGAACGCTCATGCGATTTGTGTTAGCCAGCTTAGCCAAGTCTACCGTTATCTGAAAGCTGTCATTGGCCCATCGACAACCAACGGCAGCAATGTCCGCTCTGCCGAAGTTTGGCCTCGCCGCGGCAAAGACCCACCACTCACCGGTTTGGCGACAAAACCCAACCCTCAAGAAAACATAACCGGACATCTCTCCCGCCATACAACCCCATCGCACCAACTCCGCAGTTCCTGCGTCTTTTGTTGGCTGGGTCCACCGCTTCGGTCGCCTATTCGCGTCTGGCCTTGCGCCAGCATCAGGTCCGAAGGATCCGACGAATCGTCCTGACTTCAGAAATATGGTCAACGCCCCAGGTCGTCAACAGAGGCTGTCAGCGCCGTCCGCCTGCCGAACACACTCACCTCGCCCCGGAACATCTCGCGCGCCTGCTCGTATCCTGTGATCTCCACATCGAAGCCGGCAAACGGGCCTTTGATCAATTGCAGCACCTTGCCCACCTGGATGAACGAGCCGTCCGCAATGCGCTTTTCCGTGTTCAGCCGGTCGATCAGTGACACCATCTCGGACGCTTCAAGAAGATACGGCTTGCCGTTTTCTTCAATCGATAGAATGCCTTCCACCCCGTCGCACTTGCGCACCATCGAAAAGTCCTGCCCGGCATTCACGTCGATCCCGGCGAACAGATAGCGGCAGAACATCGGCTTCTTCAGCGAGATCTTCTTCTTCGACCGCGGCTGCTTCCGCTCGAAACTTTCCTCCGGCAGATGCGCGATCACCCCCGCCTCGATCAGCCCCATGAACGCCCGCCGCTCGCATTTCGGGTTGGCATGAACCACACACCACAGCAGTGGATAACCCCTGACCAGCGCCTTCAGAAGCTCGATCTCCGTGCTCAGCTTTTTCCTCTGCGCGCTCATTCCGCAGCCTGCCTTTGTGTGAGGTTTGCATGTTCCGTCTCGAACCGCGCAAGTGCTGCCCTGACTTCAGCGAATGGGTTTGCGTAGGTTTCGGGCGCATCCGGCGGCGCCGGCATCCACACCCATTCCGGACAATCCCGGTCTGGTCCGAACCAGGGCCAACCCTTTTTTTCGTGAAGATCACGCCAGGCGATCCAGGCCGGGGAATCGCGATGCACCTTCCCGAACAGATCCGTAAGTCCGGCCAATGCCGGATCACAGGCAACGCCCAGGCGCCTGCGGACCGCCCGCTCGTGCATCGTGTTGACGCGCGGCCAGCCGTTCATGGCGCGTTTTTCGCGCAAGAGATCGTCCCGGCTGTAGAGCCCCTGTTCAATCATTTGCTCCTGCGCCGTCGTGAGTTTTGGCGGCGATCCCGTCGGCTCCAGCACCAGACAGGCGAACCGGGCCGCGCCCCATGCCTTGCCAAAGGGCTTGGCTTCAAGCGGTTGCGCGGACCGGCCGCCTGCTGCGTTTTCCGGCACCCGCTCCCACAGCTTGTCGCGCAGATAGACCGCAAACGCGCAGAATTTCGATCGCCCAAGCTGCTGGCGCACATGCAGCACATAGGCTCCGAGCCGGTCGGCGGCTGCCTCGCGGTCCGGTTCCGACAGGTTGAACCATTCGGCCTCCGCCGTGGTGGCGCTGTCGCTTGCATAGGTTGGCCATTCGGCATGGGTTTTTCGAAACCGCCGCTTCCAGGCGTCCTTCGAAACGCTCAGCCCTTCCGGTGCTGCGGCCTCGCGCGCGCTCTCTCTCTCCGTTAACAAGGGGTCGTTAAGAGGGGTCGTTAACATAGGTGCCGACTCTGGGTCGGCAGGGGGTGCCGACTCTGCACCGGCAGGGGGTGCCGGTATATCGGCAGGGGTGCCGACTGACCGGCACGGTAAAATTGACAATGTTTCACAGGCATCCGAGTCCAAATCTCGGTCTGCTTCCGACAGTTGAATTGTCGAAACATCCTCATGAACCGGATCCAAAATCACCCGATAGATGTGCGAGCTATCCCGGCCACTTTCCGTTTCCTGGTGAAACTGTTCGAGATAACCCTGGCGCGTGAGCCGACCGATTGCTGCTTGCACAGTTGAACGCGCGCAATCCATTTCACGCGCCATCTTCACCTGTGACCGCCGGCACCAGCCAAGTTCGTCGGTGTGCCGGCCTAACACGCAGAGCACTTGCAGGTCGCGCGGCTTTAGCTCCGGATCTGTTGCAGCTCGCGCTGGTATGATTGATAAGCGTGGTGCCCTCAACGGCTTATCTCCCGTTCCTGCGGCAACGCGGAAACAGGCGCCGGTTTGTCGTCAAAGTCGCAGCCAAGCGTGACGGACATCAGCCCGCCGATCCCCTCGGCGCGGATCAGGTTTTTGTTGCGCAGGAACCACAACGCTGACACGCAACTGAAATGATCCATCCGCGCCTTACGGCAGAGATCCATGGTGGAAAGGCAGAGGCCTCCACTGTCGTGGCAGTTTGCAAGCGTCAGAAGCACAACGCGCGCTGTCCGGCTTGTCAGATCCTGCCCGGAGGCCCAGGCGACGGCTCGCTCGCTCATGCCGCCCCCTTGCCGAATCTGGCAAAACGCAGCAAGTTTGAGTTGCAACAGAGGGTAAGTGCATGAAGGACTTCAACAGGCACGCAACGCTGCTGTTTGGTATCTTGGTCGGACTCGCATTCGGCATTGTCATTGGCATGTGGTCGCCAGACATCGGCCGTCCTTTCTGGACAGACCCGGATTGCACAGGCCCAGGGTGGTATTGCTTCGTCTATAGTTGGCAAACGCTGATAGCTGGAAGCGCGGCGCTTTTTGGTGCAGCGTGGACCATCAAAAAGATCCAGAAACAAATAGAGTTTACCCATTGGGAGCACGCCACAAGGGAAATTGATGATCTCCGGGAAGAGGTCAACATTGTCTCGTTCCTTCGCGCAATTATTTCGGACGACCTTTCGGAGGAACACGTTTCGTTCGAAAGGATGTTCGAAACAACGCTGTTCAATTTCGAACACGTGATTGAACGCATCCCCTCGGAAAGATTTTGCGAAAAATCTGCGGAATATGAATCCCAGATCAAGCTTCAAACAGGAGGCCCCGAAGCAACTCGCAGAAGACTCGACTTGCAAAAACAGATTGATGCGACAATCAAAAGCACAAAGGCGGGCATGGTCAGTTTTGCAGCCGAGTGGAACGCCTATCGATTGGAGCTTGGCGAGGAACGCGCAACCCCGCATGCGTCGGTACCGGAAGACACTCGGCAGAATTTCATTGAAAAAACTGAAGCCGTATTTGGCAAGTACAAGGCCCTTGAGCCGTTCCTTGATGAACATAAGGACTTCATTTCCGCCAGAATTGCGACCTTGATCAACACATACATGCTGATGGACTGACATCACCCCACCCTCCCGTGAAAAACCGTCGGCTTGCCCGCCGCTTCCCGGTCGAACCGGTACCAGGCGCAATTGTCCTTGCCGTCCTGGTTGGTGCACGGCAGAAAGCGCAGCTTGCCGACCGACAGAACATCGGTGCAAAAATCCATGAACGGTGCCGATTGTTTGGTGTGCAGCCAGTCCGCGTCGAACAGCAGCCAGGTAGGCACCATCGCGGCAAACCGGGCGATCAGCGCATGCAGGATCGGTCGCAGCCAGGGCGGATTGCTGATGATATTGCCCGCCCCGTTCAGATCCGCTTTTGAAAGCGTCCGCGCATCGCCAAAGGGAATGCCCGGCCGGCGCGGGTTGATGTCATAGCGGGCAAGGCATTTGAGCCCGAGCCCTTTCAGCTGCCAGATCAGATCCCCCAGCCCGCAGCACGGCTCGGCATAGTCGGTAGCGCCATAATGCTGCAGCAACGGCCCAAGCGGCGCACAGGCGCGCGGATCGAACGTCCGATAATATTCGTTCTTCACCCGCTGAAAATCCGACCGCTTCCCCATCACGCGGCCTTGTCTTCGCTCAAAACCAGCACCGGCGCGGCATAAGCAAGGCGGCTGTGCGCCGGGCAATAGGCGGCGTCCGCCGCGCAGGCCGCGCCGCAGTAGAACCCGCCCTTTTCCGTGGTTTCGTCAAAACCCCAGACCGGCCAGCGGCAGGACCGGGCCCCAAGCTCGGCAAAGGCGACCGGCCCGCCGGGCCTCGTGCTGCTGCCGTTGAGGTCTGTCCGTTCCTCCCGGCTCATCCCCGCCGCCGCCGCCAGGCTCTCCCGCTGCGGATAGGTTTTCCGGATGTTTTTGCCTTTGTTGTGCGTGGCCGTCTTGCGCGCGCCATTGGCAGGGGCCTTGGCCTTACTCGCTGCTTTGGTCGACGGGGCCTTAGTCCGCCTTCCCCGCACCGGATTGCCCAGAAAAATGCCGTTCCGGTTGCACGCGCCGATCACCGCGTTGCGCGACACCCGCCCATACATCGCTGATATGCGCAGCGCCATTTCCGTCCCGCTCAGGCCCTCGGCTGCAAATGGCCGGCAGACTTCGGCCTTTTCCATCGAAGACAACTCGCTCCACTGCCGTGTGATCATTGACCGGCTCCCGTTCGTGTTTTGCAGATCTGGGTGAGAAGGCCGGCGATATCGTCCAGCATTGCCGCGTCCTGGCGATAGCCGCGCGCCACCGCCGGCGCGTTGGAAAAGCCGTTTCCGGCCAGCGCCACTTTTTCGGATATGTCCGCGCAGCTTCTCTTGTTCGCCGCCAGCACCTTGAGCCGCGACGCCATCCCGTTGAGCTCGTGCGGGGAATAGTCATGAAGGCGCCGGGTCATCCCCCCGCCTCCGTCCCGGACGCTGATCCGGGATCCCGATCAACGCTCAGCAGCTGCTGTTTAAGTTGCGACAGATCGTTCAGAAGCTGCGTCACCAGCGGCAGTGCTTCCTTGGCGAAATCGTCGGGCCCGATTTCATCGGCCATGTAGCGGCTGATCAGCCTGGGAAACGACCAGTGCCGGGCCCCGAGCGCGGCCAGCTCCAGTTGCGGCGCGGTTTTGGTCTTGTCCGGTTCGGGCACACGCACAAAGGTGCCGCCGCCGATGTCACACAAGGCGACCAGCAGCGGCGCCACCTCACCGGCTTCGCGCCGGTCCCGGATCAGGTCGGCCAGCACATCCACCGGCATGAACGTGTCCTGGTGCCGCTCGTTGCCGGTGTTGGAATAGTCGGACAGCGTGTTCCGCCCGACCCGCGTCACTGAGGCCGCATTGTCCTGCCCGCCTGCCATCTGCACGGTGCGCTGCGTCGCCAGTTTCAGGCTGCGCCGGTCTCTGTCGGTGGTCGGTCTGTGAGGCTTCATGATTCCACCCCGCAATTTTTATCGAACTTGCGGGATGACGAGCATTCTCGTTCCTGAGACATTTGGGATTGAAGCAGAGCTAGTTCTTTTTGTTCCGCTTCTGTGAAAACCACTTGTTCAAGTGAAATACAGGCATCTGATTTGATCAGCTCGCACCAGATGACGAACATGTTCCCGAGTGGAATTCGGCCATCGGCGCCCTTCTTTTCTTTCGAGAGTCGCCACCGAAAAACTGAGGAAACGTCTCTGTTGACGAGCTTGCCCACGGTGGTCGGTCCACCGAGCAGATCGACAACAAACTGTGCAGGATCCTTTTCCAT